AAAGTCGAGGGCAATATTACCCTCGACACTTCTAAGGCATTTCATGCCGAAGAAGACCCCACATCTGTATTCGATGCTCCTCATGAGGGAGTTGACCATAATAGGTCAGAGTTTAACGCATTGAAGTGGTATTCAGTTGTTTCAACTCTCAACAATTATACGGCTGATGAACTTGCGAATTGCCGGTTGACAGCCGAACGGACTGCAACATATGGTATCATTGGTTTAGAGGTTGCGCCGACTACTGGCACACCACATTTACAGATGTATATGGAGTTTAAGAGTCAAAAACGCATCTCCGAACTCAGATCATTGATTTCGCCTAGAGCTGCTTTTTTTAAACGTAAAGGCAACCCAATTCAGGCATCTTCGTATTGTCGTGGTGATTATACCACAACGAAGGGCAAATACAAACCTAAAAACGATGTTGTTTTTGAATATGGTGAATTGTCTAAACAGGGCGAAAGGTCAGATTGGCGATCTGCCCGTGATTTGCTACATGATGGTCGTTCTGTTGTTGATGTTATTGAAACACAGCCTCATTTATTGCCTAATATTCGTGCACTCACGCAATATCAAACTCTCATATCTAAGTCATCTCATCGGGAACTGAAAGTTATCGTATTATATGGCGTATCTGGTTCGGGAAAGACACGGTGGGCTTTCGACAACTACCCGGAGTTGTTTTCTAAACCAGATGGAGATTGGTGGGACGGGTATGCGAATCAGCAGACAGTCCTACTTGACGATTTTGCGGGTGGTCTTCCATTTCATACTTTGTTGAAGGTGGCAGACCGGTATCCACTTTCACTGCCGGTGAAAGGTGGGTTTGTTCCCGCCCAGTATACAACACTGATTATAACATCGAACAAGCACCCATCACAATGGTATACCGCAGGTCTTGGTGCTATGCGTAGGCGCATACACCAGATAGCCCACCTTACCGAAATTGATAACAACATTACCTTTGGTGATGTTGATTCGATCCTTTTGGGGGGTGGGGTTCAAATTGAATAATTTGGAAGGTCGTCGCCGACCCCCCCCCTGCGTTTAAAGTGGCTTAAAGAATAATCTTTACTAAGAGTAATGGAGGTGTTCTTGGGTTGAGCTGTTAGCTCCCCGCCACTTCTGTTCCGTTGGGCAACCGACGATACTCTCAGATGGTGTAGATACATCACCTGAGCAATGAAGAACTCTTCATTGTTTTACCATAATGTTTCTAATGCCAAGTAGGCACTTTCAGATAGCTTTCATTTAGCTTTTAGACACATCACTGAGTATATTTGATGTTTTATGCCCATTGGCTCAAACCATAATTACTAATTTTCTATTTTTCTAATTTTCTAAATTACTGCCCATTACAAACCACAATTTGTAGTGGGCTTTTGGACGCATAACCATGCCTCGTAAGTCTATGCGTCCTGCTGCTCGTCGCCCTCGTCGTCGTGCTGCCCCTCGTTCAACTGTCCCCGCCCGTTTAGTTCAGGGGCGGGGCTTTTATAAGGGATTCGGTGGACATCTCGGTCGTTCCATCGGAGCTCTTGCCGGTGCGGCGAACATGGCTACCGGTCAGGTTGTTCCCTTTCTTACACCGGCAGTCGGTGGTTCTCTCGGACACTATCTTGGACGTAAGGGAGCGGAAGCAACGGGATTCGGTGCTTACCGTATGCCGAAGAGCAATTCTCTTCTTGTTCCGGAGCTTCCGTCGATCCGGAACGCCCGAACTCTTGAGGGCGCAACCGTCGTTCGCCACAAGGAATATCTTGGCGACGTTATTTCCTCCAGCACCGCTGGTGGCGGAAACGTGGTCGTTTACCCGATCCAGCCTGGTCTGTCTACCACGTTCCCTTGGCTCTCAGCCATTGCCAACTCCTTCCAGGAGTATAAGGTTAATGGAATGCTTGTTGAGTTCCGTTCGACTTCTGGCAATGCCGTATCGTCTGGCAATACGGCTCTGGGTGAGGTTGTTCTTTCAACGACTTACAATTCTGCTTCTCCGTTTACAGGCAGTTCTTCGAAGTCTGCCCTGATGAACGAGGAGTTTGCAGTGTCTACGACACCTGCCAGGAGTGTCATTCATGCCGTCGAGTGTGCGCCTAATCAGACTCCGATTGATAAGCTTTACACTCGTAGTTCGCCGTCTGGCGTTAACCCTCCGGCCTCCGGCACGGATATCCGTCTGTATGATCTCGGCACTCTTGCCGTCGGCACGTTTGGTCAACAGGCGGCCAGTGTGAACCTTGGTGAACTTTGGATCACTTATGAGGTAATCCTCTATAAGCCTCGTATCACTGGCACGTAGGATACTCCCGTTATGAAAACTGTTATTTTCAACGGGGTTTCCAAGCCTCGACTTGTATCAGGTAGTGGTCTTGGCGCAGGACAAGTTCAAGTTGATTCGTTTGTAATCCCTGCTGATTTCAACCCGACAGCTAATGCTACTGCTATGCTGTCTACGTCATTCTTGAGTCCATCAATGTATATAGATTCGTATACCCCGTCCGGTGTTCCATTGGCGGGTAATTTTAGGTTTTTCTGTTTGCCTTCTAATAGCACAACAACCACGATATCTCCAACTGCAGCTCAGATTCAATTTAAGATTATATCAGGCACTGCGGTTGAGTTTGCGGCAGCAAGATATGGTTGGGACGCAGGATCTACTGACGCATGGACATTTGCTCCAGGAGATACTATGTATATCATGGCTACAAATACTGATTTGTCCACTTGCACTCTTAATAGTTTTCACTGGTCTATTACTATGACTTATTCTACTTAGATTGGTGTTTCGAATAACGGGTCGAATAATCCATCTACACATTCCTTGATACCATATGGTGTTGCAAATATGCGATATCAACAACTCCTTTCATTTCTGATCACTGCCCCCTAAGTGTTTTACACAGGCACGGACAGAGAGGAGTTCTTAGAGGGGAGGCAACTATCTTTAGATAGTTCTCGTGGGGGGCAGCTGCCTCCCCTTTAAGCCACTCACCACAAACCACACTATGTATCAGATGTAATTATGATGTAAAGAGAAACTCTTGATGATATCATCACTCATACTTACCTTATTTTTGTTCGCCCACGATATCAGCATGATTATCGATGAACACCTTAATCACCTCGCAATATTAGCAGAAATTAAAGGTGTTGGCGATTTCACACATTTGTATCACCAAATGGTATCACGCACCACCATTGGCTACCCATAAAAGGGATGCTTTTCATAACAATTTGTGCTGGTGTGTCGATTCCATAGCCCCCGTTGTGGGGCGGGGTCGACACACCAGCATGATGTCCGCGTCGGCGGTGAGCGACAAGCTGCGTCGAGTCCGCGAGCAGCCCTTTGCCATGTCCCGCCCGGGGGCGGGACATGACGCGAAGGTTCTCGGCTGCGTAGGACTCGTTGTCCACCAGTATTCATGTATATTTCATGATGTCTGGTTGATCGACGCAATACCGAGTGTCCGATTATTTGTAGGACATGACGTTCAAGGACGTTTTACGTCGTTGAATCTTTGAGTATTGATAGATCACTTACATTTCAGGATATTTTAGATACTGCTTTTTACCGCCTCTATCTTCCTGACCGGAATATAGGGGCTTTTGGACGCATACACAATGTCGGACGTTATCATTAATAAAAAGAAGGCACGGGTATCAAAGAAAAAGTGCCTCAAAGTCGAGGGCAATATTACCCTCGACACTTCTGAGGCATTTCCACATGCCGAAGAAGACCCATCTTCAATTGAGCCTCCTCACGAGGAGTGTGATTATAATAGATCAGAGTTCCTCAAACTAAAATGGCGTTTTGTTTGTGCGACTCTCAACAATTATACGGCTGATGAACTTGCGAATTGCCGGTTGACAGCTGAAAAGACGGCAACTTATGGTATCATTGGTTTAGAGGTGGCAGAAACAGGCACTCCTCATTTGCAGATGTATATGGAGTTTGCGAATCAAAAACGCATCTCCGAACTCAGATCACTGATTTCGCCGAGAGCTGCTTTTTTTAAACGTAAAGGCAATCCAATCCAAGCATCATCATATTGTCGTGGGGACTATACCACGACGAAGGGCAAATACAAACCTAGAAACGAGGTTGTCTTTGAATATGGTGAACTGACCAAGCAGGGTGAACGCACTGATTGGCGCACAGCAGTCGACGTTCTGCGAGAAGGTCGGTCAGTGGTTGATGTTATTGAAACACAACCTCATTTGTTGCCCAATATTCGTGCCCTGACGCAATATCAAACTCTCATATCTAAGTCATCTCATCGGGAACTGAAAGTTATCGTATTATATGGCGTATCTGGTTCGGGAAAGAC